CTGCAACGCGACGCTGCCAATGCTGACGCCCTGCAGCGGGCCGGAGACGTCGGTCTCCACCCCGACCTCGCCCCAGAACTCGACCTGTCGGCACACGGCCTCGGCGAAGGCGGCCCGGACCACGGGGTCGGTCGGCATGCTGGCGTCGTCGACGTCGTACACCGCGGCCTTCAAGAAGTCGCTGTCCAGGAGACGCGTCGCGCGCTCCAGCAGCTCCACAGCGTCCAGCGGCGGTGCCTTGTGGAGGACGTTCGCCAGTTGCGTGGTGGTCGCGTACGACCGGACGTCCGCCATCGTCGGCGGAGCCGGGCCCACGGCCACGACCTCGTGCTGCACGCTGGTCCCGGTCCCGGTCACGGTCCAGGACAGCCGCCACAGGCCGGCTGCCGTGTACGTGAGGGCGGCGGTCCAGGTCTTCCCGTTGTCGGCGGTGCCGACGGGCGGTGCGGTGGCCGTGCCGCCCGGCGAGGTCACGGCGAGGGTGGCGACCGTGCTGGAGTCGTACGGGTCGACGGTCAGGGAGGTGGTGACGGTGTCTCCCACATCGGGCATGGTCAGCCTCCTGTCGTCGAGGTCGCGACCAGCTGCGGCCCGCTCGTGGACGGGGTGAGCGTGGGCCCGGCCGAGCTGGTGGTGAGGGCGAGGGCGGGGCGGGGCAGGCGCGCGATGACCCCTGCGCGGGCGTGTGTGCGTGCGGCGCCGAGCTGCACGATGTGTGCGGCGCTCAGCTTCCGGGCCAGGCTCGCCTCGCGTGCGGCGCCGAGCAGGTAGGCCTTCTGCCCGGCGACCGGCCGGGCCGCGGCCGCCGTACGGGCGGCGCCCAGCAGGACCAGGCTGGTGGGCAGGTTGACGTTGTCGAGCTCAGCGAAGTTGTTGGAGCCGTCCGTGCGGGTCGACTCCAGAAGTAGCGAGAGGCTCGTGTCCGCCGCCCAGGCCGGGGTCGGCGTGGTGCGCAGCACGGTCCAGTTCGAGCTGTCCGGCGAGGCCTCCCACAACAGCGTGCCGCCGGTCTCCCGCAGCCTCAGCCAGGCGTGCGCGACGGGGTCGTACGGCGGGAAGAGGGCGCCGCCGTCGGCGTAGCCCGTACGCGAATACAGGCCCATGGCGCCCTGGGCGGTGTCGATGATGAACCCGGCGTCGGTGCCACCGATGCTGGTGAGGACCAGCACCGACAGGGCAGCCGTGATGGTCGCCCCGTTCGCGGCCGGCGGGTAGGCCCGCAGCAGGAAGTGCGAGCCCGCCAGGGTGTAGGTGGTCGCGGAGCGGAGCCCGGCGAAGCCACCCACGGTGCAGGGGATCCGGCCGCGGCCGCCGACCGCTGACGGATCGCCGTAGGAGTGCGGCCACTTCGTCAGGTCCAGGTCCCCGGTGAAGCCGTCTTCGAGGGTCTCCAGCAGCGGCACCACGGCCTCCCCGGTCAGGCGTTGGACTCGACCATCACGCCGTCGGCGTGGACGCGGGCGACGATGTCCGTGCCGTCCGGGGTGACCGCGAAGTCGTGGTAGGTCAGCGGGACGAGCTGCGCGTCCGACCCGGACGCGGTGTCGGGGTCGTAGGCGATGACGAGCTTGCCCGTGGGGGCGCCGGTCGCGAGCAGCCACGACATGTCGTTCGCGTCGAAGCTGGCCGTGTTCGTGGTGTCGTTGACCGACACGGCCACCCCGGTCAGCGCAACCCGGCCCATGCTGGTCTGTTCGTTGGCCGGGCCCGCGAGCAGGTCGGCCACCGTGTCGTAGTCCTGGAGAACGTCATCGGACGGCAGTCCGGCCGCCTCCAGCGGGATGGCCACGAGCCCGTCGCCGACGGCCGGGAGCCCGGCGTAGTGCAGGATCCGGCCCTTGGCGACGTTGGCGACCACATCGGCCACGGCGCGCCTCCTCGGTATGAGCGCGCGAGAGAGGCCCGCCGCCCGGGCCTCCCTCGTCGCGGTGCGGATCGGCTACGCAGAGGCGCCGATGATGTGGATGTCGTACGTCACCGAACTGCCTGCGCCCGAGTTGGCGACCTTCAGCAGGTCCCCGGTGCCGGCCGTGACCGCGTACCCTGTGGCGTCCGCCACCCCAGTGCCGACCGCGATGAACGCGCCCGGGCGCAGGGTTACGGTGCCGGTCGCACTGAGCAGGGTGGCCCAGCCGTTCGAGGTGGCGTTGCCGAGGACGACGTTGTTCGTGTTCGCGTCGGCGGCCGCGACGATGATCCCCTTGATCCGCGCGAATGTGATCGTCGCGCCGAACGCGTCGACGAGCGAGCCCGCCAGGTCGAGGTCCTCGGTCGCCGAGGCGGCCAGCGTCCGCCGGTCGGAGAACACCTTGTCGGCCTTGCCCGCGCCGGTGCCCGAACCGAGCGACAGCTTCCGGCTCAGGCTGTGCGGGGCTCGGGCGGTGCCCAGGTCCAGGGCCGTCGTCAGTTCCGCGAAGGCGCTGACGGCGAGCAGTGTTCCGGAGAGCGGCATCAGCTACCGCCCCCGTACCGCTCGACGAGCTGCTCCTTCGTCATGCCCTCGATGTCGGACTGCCGCTCCGGGTCGTCCTCCACCTTGCGGGCGTAGTCCTGCCACTCCGCCTTCGAGGCGCCCTTGGCCGGCACTTTGAGCACCGGGCCCGACTCGCTGTCCTCCACGGGGGTCAGTTCCTGGCCGATCGCCGGGCCCACGCCGCCAGGGTTCTCCTCGCGGAGCTCCTCGTTGGTCTTCGGCACGTCCGCGGACGGGTCGTGCACGCCGGGCGCGGTGAGCGTCGGCCGGGACAGGATGCCGTCGTTGACGATCTGCCCCTCCTCGCCCTCGTCGAGGATCTTCCAGTTGTCGAGGGAGTCCAGACGAGCCGAACGGCCGCCCACCTCCACCCGGTCCCCGGTCCGCTCGTTGAAGTACGTGGTCATGCCGGCACCGCCGTCCTGAGGTCGACCTGAACGAGAATCTCGGTCGGCGATCCGGCCGGGGAGGCGAGGACCACCGAGATGTTGTCGCCGGCCGCGCAGGACGCGTTCTGCACGGTGGTGTTCCCGGCCCACGCGTCGGTGCTGGTGGCCATCGGCGCGGCGAGGACGTCGGAGGCGCCCTTCTTCACCTGCACCGTGCCGCCGGTGCCGCCGGTGCGGTAGGCGCGTACGGCGATGATGTTCGCGGCGGCCGGGACCTTGAAGAGCTGGTAGGTGCCCGCGGTGCCGGAGGCGACGCGGACTTCCTTGCTGTAGGTGCGCGCGGTGGAGGTGTCGACCTCGCCGGCGCGCCCGTCCACGCTGTGGACCTTGTAGCCCATGGGGCTGTCCTTCCTGTGGGGAGAGGAGGCCCGCCCGCGCGGGGGCGGGCGCGGGTGTCAGGCCGCGTCGGCGCCCTTGATGAGGACGGCGCGGTTGGCGTCGAGGGTCTTCGTGCCGTACAGGCAGTCGATCGACACGACCATCTGCTTCTTGTCGATGTCGTAGTCGCGGATGATGCGCAGGGCGAAGCCCTTGTAGTTCATGATCGCGGCGTCGAGGGCGCCCTGCGGGAGCTCCAGCGGGCGGAACGCGAGGGCGAACGCCGTGCGGTGGAACGCGACGTTGACCTCGGTGGTCGGCTGGCCGGACGCGGGCGAACCTGCGGGCTGGCCGATGTTCTGCGTCCAGTACGGGTCGAAGCCGGACACGCGGGCGCCCATGGACGCCTCCAGCAGGCCCTCGGTCGAGCCCCGGTGGTCGGCCTGCCGCCACGTCTTCTCGGCGACCCACCTCGACTTCGTGACCGGTCCGGCGATCACGGCGCGCTGCTGGAACGGCACGTTCTTCAGGTCGAGCACGGCGCCAGCCTCGACCAGGACCCGGGAGTCGGACCACGGGTAGTGGCCGCCCGTGTAGTTGTGGTCCTCGCCGTTCGCGTTCTCCGCGACGGCGCCGACCTCCTGCACGATGTCGTCGCGCAGCGCCAGGATGTCCCGGTCGATCTTCTGCGCGATGGCCTCCATGGCCGGGGTGAGCAGCTGCTCGTCGAAGTCCTGGATGCGCAGCGTCATGTCCTCGGACGTGACGGCGAAGGAGACGTCGGCAAAGTGGTTCAGCGTCATGTTGACGCTGGTCTCCTGCGCCTCCTGCACCGTGATGCCCGCGGCACGGTTGTACTCGTTCGCCGTGAACATGGCGGGCTTGCGGATCGTGATCGCGTCGCCCTGCTTGCGGTTGAACTCCGCCTCGTAGTCGCGGTGCACGAGGCTCGCCGCGACCGTGGTCTCGTACAGGTTCGCGAGGGCCTGGCGCGCGATGACCTGCGCGGTCAGGAACGTGTTGGCCATGGGGTGTTACCTCCTATCCGGCTCGGCGCTTGCGGCGCTCGGCGCGGATCGTGTCGATGTCTTCCGGTTCGGAGGAGCCCCCGGCCCCACCGTTGAAGTCGCTGCTCGTGCGGTCCGGCGGCGGCGCCGCGGCCTTGAGCTTCGGGTTGTCGTCGACGGCCTTCTTGATGAAGTCGCCGACCTTCTTCGCGAACCCCTCGTCGGTCGGGTCGAGCTTGGCCAGCTTCGCCATGAAGGACCGGCTGTCGGCCAGCTCGCCCGGGTCCGCCCCGTGCTTGGACGCGCCCTTGTAGATCGCCAGCTCGATGGCCGTTCCGCGGTGCGCCTCGCGCTCGTCGGTGATCTGCGCCATCAGCTTCTCGGGGTCCGGCGGGGCTGCCTTCTCGTCCCGGTCCGGGTCGAGGAACTTCGCCAGCTCCTTGGCGAGGGAGTCCCGGGCCTCCCTGGCGGCCTGGTCCTTCGCCTCGACGCGGCCCTTGGCGTTCTCCCCGCGGAGCGTCTTGTTCTCCTTGCGGAGCCGGGCCAGTTCGGCGGCCGGGTCCTCGGTGCTCTTCTTCGAGGGAGGCTTCGGCTTGGCCTTTTCGTCCTTGCCGCTGTCGGCGCTGTCGTCGTCCGCAGCGGTGTCGTCGTCGCCGGTCCCGCCGGCGTCGTCATCTCCCGCGTCGTCTGTGTCGCCGTCATCGCTGTCGCCGCTGTCGGATCCGGAGTCGTCTCCGTCCCCGCCGTCGGCGTACAGATACGGGTCGAAAGGGCCAGTGGCGTAGGGATGTGCCCAGCCGGAGCCTGCCAGCCGGGGAAGGGTTCGCTTCTGCATGCGTGCACTCCTGGTGCGCGTCGGGATGGTTCGGCCCGCGCCTGGCGGGGGTTGTGCGATCCGGCCCGCTACCTGGCGGGCGGAAGACTGCGCCCTGAGCTGGGCAAAAGGGGAACAGGGGGAACAAGTCCGTCAGATGGGCTTACGGTCTGCTCATGACTGAGAACCAGAGCGAGCCTCAGCTCGCAGACCAGGCCCGTACCGCCCTGCTCGAAGCCATCACCAAGGCCGCGCAGAGTGGCCGTGGTGAGAACGCCCGGCAGCTCGCTGAGGCCTATGCGCTCATCAACTCGAATGCACCGACCGGGGCCAAGGGCGCCCCGACTGTCGTCCGCTCCCCCTTGGACGGGCGCCGGTAGTCAGCGCGCAGTCGCGAGCTGCTCGCGGTGGCTCTTGCGTGGCAGGCCCGTATCGGCGACCAACTCGCGGATACGGGCCTGGTATGCGCGCACCCGCGCCCGCCTGGCCTTTGCCGCCGCCTCGTCCATGGCCGCGGCCTCCAGGCGCTTCCACTTCCGCACCTGCCGTTCGAGGTACCGCTGCTTCTGCGAGTCCTCGTACGTCCCCCGCGATGCCTGCGCAGCAGGGACACGGGAGACACCTGGCAGGTACGCGCTCACGGTGTGCCTGCAGTTCGGGTGCATCAGCCCTGCCGACCGGGCCTCTTCAAGGGAGCCAGCCACCTGGACGGTCACCATCTCCCCGTCCTCAGTGGAGTGCTCCACCTGCACCTCGCGCACCCCGCCTGCGCCCGTGCGCGTGAGGACCTTCCGCTCCCACGGCCGGCACAGGTCGCACTCCTCAGGCGCCTGAGACACGATCACCAGTTCCACCCCGGCCGCGCCGAGCCGATCCGAGTGCGCCTCGATCGCAGCACGCGCGGTTGCGGACCGCATCGCCATCTCGACGTACGTCCGCAGCTCCCAGCTGCGGCCGGCGTTGTCGACGAAGCCACGCACCCCACGGCTGGCGAAGTCGTCGAACGCTGTCTGCGCGGCCTGTCGACGCGTCTGCGCGCCCAGTGCAGGGGCCGCTGAGGCCCGAGCGACCACGTCTCGGTACACGTCCATCGACTGCCGCAGCATCCGAAGATGCACGGGCCCCGTGTCGTTGATGACGGCCTGCGCCAGACGATCCACCACCGGCGCCGTCGGCAGGGCAGCCGCGGCCGCCGCCGTCTGCCCAACCCCCATCGCGCCGAGCTCCGCGATCGCAGCCTGCTGGCCTCGCTCGTACGCCTCGCTCAGCGCCTGGTGCACGGCGCCGGACGCGTCGACCTGAAGCGCAGCGAGGACCTCGTCGATCGCCGCCTGGAGGTTGCCGACCGCCGACAGCTTCAGCTCCACCCACACTGGCGAGTCGATGCCCTGGGCGAGAGCACGCCGGATCCGGTCGATGAGGACACCCTCAGCGGCCTCGTACAGGTTAGCCACGGCGGCGGCCAGGTCCTCGGCGAGCTCCGGCGAGACGGGCACGGCTACGCACCTCCGTTACGGGATCGCCCCGGTCTGCATCGGGTCGGGCACCGCGGTGCCGGCCTCCTGCTGGATCCGCGTCACTTCCGTCTCCACCTGCGTGTCGTTCCACTCCGGGTGCTGCATGCGCACAAGCGTGTCCGTGGACGCGGCCTGGGCCCGCCGGAGTACGTCGGCCGTGTTGGCCAGGGCCAGCGGGTCCTCCTGCACGGAGTCCTCGAACTCGATCGTCGGAGGCTGCGGTCGCACGCCGCTGCGGAACACCTCCTGGTCGACTGCCAGCAGTGCGTGAACCGCGGCCGCGAGGCCGACCCTCCAGCGGAGGATCTTTCGGCCACGGGTCGTCATCGACCTGCGCTCACGGGACTTGACCTCCGTCGCGGTCACCGCGGCGTCGCCCCCGAGCCCGAAGGTCTGCCCGCTGTAGCCGGCGGACCGGAGGATCTGGTTGACCAGGTCCTCCGCAGTTTCGCGATGCTCCTGAACACGGATCGCGAACTGGGCGACGGTGAGTTGTACGCCCTGATCGCCACGGGCGAGCGCGTTGATGCCTGCGAAGGCCTCCTGATCCGGGTTCCACGAGCCGCCGCGGCCGGGCCCATTGGACTGGAGGTAGGCGTCCGGGACGACGATGCGGCCCTTGCCGAGCCGGATATCCCGCATCCACGAGGCGTAGGTCTCGTCGAGGCTGTCCATGAGCGGCTCGATGCCGTCGAGGTCGGAGCGCCCGAGGTCTGCGAGATCTGCCTTGCAGCGCCAGCGGCGGCTGTTCTGGTTCGGGATGTACGAGACGTCCAGGCCCTCGTAGCCGGTGGCGATCGCTCCCTCAGCGTCCACGACAGCGGCGTACCCGGCGGTTGCCGGGTGGTCCTCCAGGGGGACCGGCCGGCCGAGCTTGCCGGTCGTGCCCTGGTAGAGGCCGTGCAGGATGCGCCCGGGGTCGTGGCGTTCCAGGTGCCGCCAGACCTGTCCGTCCTCCTCGTGTACGACGCGCCAGAAGGTGACGGCGCTGAGCCGGTTCCAGGTGAACTCGGGTACGGCGCGGTCGGCGTGGGTGGCGTGCAGCCACGGCCGGTCGGTCACCTTCTTGTCGTAGACCGGCCGCAGGTAGATCCCGCCCAGGGCCGCGCCGACTTCGGCAGCGGTCTGGAGCGTGGCCAGCATGCCGTCGTCGGTGAGCATGTCGAGGCGCTTCTGGGTGCTGTCGCCCTCGACCGTCAGTTTCGGCGGCTCGGAGAACAGCAGGTCCGCGGAGCCGCCGCAGATGTCACCGGCGATCGGGACATGCAGCTTGGTGCGGCGCTCGCCGGGGGCGGTGGGGGTGCCCCACCACCAGCGGGCGATCTTGCCTACGACGCCGGTCGAGAACTGGGCCGGCTTCGGGCTGGGGCTGAAGCCTCCATGGCCGCCGCCGTAGAGGTCTTCGAGGCGGTCCGGGTCGCCGCTCCACCAGGTGTCCCAGGTGTGCATCGCGTCGAGGGCGGGCTTGAGGTGGGGCGGGGGCCAGGGGACGTTACCCGTGGGCAGCGGCATCCGTTGCCTCCTCGTCCTCGCTCGCGGGGCCCTGCTTCAGGTCGACCTCGTGCGCGAGGATCTCCAGCCGGATGACCGGGCGACAGCTGACTTGGGTCTCTACGGCCACGGCACGCACGCCGGGGATCCGAAGACCGTCCAGTTCCACGGTGCCGTGCCCTACCTCGTTGATGCGCACCTTCGCCAGTCGCACGGCCATCAGGCGGCCACCTCCAGTCGGTTCGGTAGGTATGGCCGCCAGAGGGACTCCGTCGTGCGCAGCCCGTATCGCAGGGCGTCACAGCTGTGGTCGTTCTCCTTGATCGGCTTGTCGTCGCCGCGCTCCGCTGCCTCGTCGTCCCAGGAGTAGCCCGGGATCTCGTCGATCAGGCCCTCAGCGGACTCGTGGATGAGCAGGTCCTCCGTGGAGAAGAGGGAGGACACGGTGCGGATGCCGTCGAGGACCGCGTTGTCGGCCTGGGTGACGCCCGGGACCTGGTCGCGGTGCAGCTGCTCGATGTACGAGGCGGCGGATGGGTCGACGACCGTCCACTCCGGGGCGACGCCGACGACGTTCGTGCCCGGCTGCGGCACCTTGGTGAGCCACAGCCGGCGGGCCCGTGAGTACTCGGCGTCCGTCATCTGCTTCCGCTCGCGGCGGGAGTCATAGCGGTACTCGGAGACGACGTACAGCTTCCGGTCTGCGCCGAGGCCGATCAAGACGTCGGCGTACGGGTTGACGGTGCCGTAGTCGATCGCGTCGCACAGCCATCGGTCGATCCGCGGCAGGGTCTTGACCACGTGCTTCTTGACGTCGAACTGCTCGTAGATCGCACCCTCGGACTGCACCCAGTGGCCGAGAATGTAGCGGCGGTACCAGAGGCCGGTGAAGTTCCGCTTCATGCGGGCCTTGTAGTCCTCGGACAGGCCCGGGTTGTCGTCCATGACGAAGTGCCAGGTGCGGATGCCCAGCTCGTCGGCCCGGTTCAGCCACTCCTTGCGTGCCCAGTGGCCTGGGTTGTCCGGGTTGGTCGTGGCGAAGATCAGCGCGCCGGGCACCGACATGCGGTCGACGAGGCGCTTGAAGAACTCCTTCGGGAGCAGCGTCAGCTCGTCCACGTAGGCGCCGGCCCCCGTGAGGCCGCGTAGACGCGCCTCGGCCTTCGCGTCGTTCGCGGTGACGACCTCGATCTTCTTGCCGAGAATCCACGCGACGCTGGAACCGCGGGTGTACGAGACGAGCTTGGCCGTGTCGACGCCGACGATGTTCGGGTCCTGGAGCGGCCCGAACACGTTCCTCGCCACGGTGTCGTACGTTTTGCCGACGACGACCAGGTCGCCGCCGGCGGGTGCTGTCCAGACGTACATCAGCCAGCGCAGCAGCGAGGCGATGGTCTTGCCCGACCGGACGCTGCCCTCCCACACGTTCAGCCATGCCGTGGAGTGCGCGATCGAGCGTTCCTGCTTGTCGGACAGCCCCAGCTCAGTGGTCGCCATGCTTGGCTCGGAGCTTGTCGAAGAGGCCCACCAGCAGCGAACCGACCTCGTCGGCGCCGCCCTCCTCCTTCGGCGGGGAGAGCTTCAGCGAGCGGTCGACGGCGGTTGCGACCAGGCCCATGTAGGCGCGCTTGTCGGCGGGGGTGGGCTCGGGCGCGGTGTGGGTGTCGAAGTCGTGCTCCTTGCCGCCCCAGTCCCAGTACGTGTGCGGTGCGTTGATCTTCGCGGCCTCACGTTCGGCGATGTCCTGAAGCTGGATGGCGAAGGCGGCGCGGCGGGCGGCGAGGTCGGCCTGGCGGATCTCGGTGGCCTGGCGAACCTCGGAGGCCCGGGAGAAGGAGAGCCCGAGCTCCTTCGCGATGTTGCTGATGGTGCGGCCGCCGCGGCCGAGGAGCTCGGCGATCTCGTTGCGGCCCTTGCCCTCCGCGTGGAGCTCGCGGACGCGCTGGCGTTCCTCGTCGGTGACCGGTCGGGCCGTGCCCATGGCGGTCACCCCCTGGACATGGCGAAGGCCCGCACGGTGGCGGGCCTGTCGTGTGCGCTCGGCGGCGCGATCTATGAGTCTGTGATTGTGTCCGGGCACGCCGGACTTGGCCCCAGGATGGATCATGCGGTCCCGGGATGCAACTACGTCACGGCCTCATGCCTTCCACCCGGCGTCGAGGCAGGCCTGGGCGAAGGCGTCGGCGCCGAGCTGCCAGGCGCCGGCTGATGCTTCGGAGCCTCGGGCGAGGGCCTTCGCGTTGTCGGCGATGCCGTTGGTGGCTGAGGACTGCGCCCACTTGTTGACCTTGTTCGCCAGGTCGATGCGGGCGGACTGGGTCTGGGCGCCCTTGTACCCGGTGGCGAAGTCGTCGCAGGCGAGTGAGGCGGCGTCGTCAAGCTTGGTCGGGTCGGCGGGTTTGTCGCTGGTGCTGCTGCTGGTGCAGGCGGTGAGCGCGCAGGCGAGCGCGGCTACGGCGACGACGGTGTGACGGATGCGCATGGTTCCCCCTGAACTACTGCTGAGGGGGCATCATGGCCCATTTCCATGGTGCTGCGTGTGGGAACTGTGAAGGTGCAGGAGGCGTCTGCTTGCTTAGACCGGATGATGTGGGAGGTGGGCGTGGGCCCATTGCAGTGGGGCGACGTACCGACCTGGATCGGAGGCGCTGGCGCGCTCGCCGCAGCTTGGTACGCCTACCAGACGATCACCAGCCAGCGGCAGCAGATCGGCGAGCAGCAGGAGTTCATTGCTGAGCAGACACGCTTCATGGAGGAACAGCGGCAGAACCTCGTGCTGGAGCGTGCGGAGCTGCATGCGGCCGCAGACGACCGGAGGGTGGCACAAGCCCGTCAGATCCGCATGCACCAGCGCATGCTCGGCAGTGAGCCCGATGGCATGGGGGGCATCGTCGGAGTCGACCATTGGTCTGTGACCGTGCAGAACCCGAGTGACGCTCCCGTGCACCAGCTCGAAGTGCACTTCGGCTCTGCCTACATCGCGTCTGACGCCTGGGAGTGGCCGGCGTTCGAGCTGTTCAATCAGCGGGCTTCGGTTGGGGACCGGCTGGCGATGCCGGTCTACCTGCTTGGTCCAGGAAGAGCTGCTCGGTTCCATTCTCAGAAGTGGCAATCGGCAACGGTCCACAACAACAGACCGGTGCTGTCTTTCACCGACGACAACGGGCTGCGCTGGCGTCTCGATTCGTACGGGAAGCTGGAGGAGGCGCCCGTGGAGCCCAGGGCGTAGGGGCCCCGACGGGACGGGAGGACGCCGGGGCCTGGCCTGTGGGCACTCCGAGCTACGGGTTGCGAGCCTCACCGGCGGCGTTGAGACCACGGGCGAGGCGGTAGCGGTCGGCGTGACTCTTCTTCTTCAACCCTCCCGAGGCGCCCGTGCCCCGGCACTTCAGGCCTGCGGCAACACCGCAGTACGGGCACTCGACTTTCCTGGTGATCTCCTCCTCCGCCTCGAGGTCCTTCTCCTCCTGGCGGCGGCGCGCCTCGGTCGCCTCGCGGTGTTCCTTCTGGCGGGTCTCGACGTCCAGGTATGCGTTCACGGCCCGCGCTACGGCGGTGGTCGGGTCTGTGCCGCCCGTCAGTTCCCGGATCACCACGAGGAAGCCCGCGGCCGCCGCGTTCTGGTGCTCGATCGGCTGGTACGGCTGCGCGGCGTGCTCAAGGTCGGCGCGGACCCGAGCGAGGTCTGCAGCGAAGCGCAGGGCGTTGAGGGGCTCATCCGTCATGGGGGTCATCCTTCCGTGCCGCGCCGGTAGCCGCGACGGGCCGTCAGGGCCGTCGTGACGGTCTCGCCGTACCAGCGGTGCGCACGTTGGGAGGTGTCGTCGGGGGCCGGCCAGCGGCCCCGGGTGACGTCGGCGCGGATCGTTGCGGCCGTGACGCCCGTCAGGGTCTCGATCTCGCGCGCGGTGTAGAGGCGGTGGGGCTCCAGCTCGGCGGCCTCGCGCCCGAAGTGCTGGGCGATGACGCGGTCGACTGCGGCCGGGTCGTAGACGTACGAGCGGCCGCGCTTCTTGGGGAGTGGGTCGGGCCAGTCGGGGTGTCGTGACCACTGGTTGCGGAGCGTGTTGTAGGCGCGGCCGTGTCGGGTGGCGATCTCGCGGAGGGTCTCGCCCTTGGTGGGTTCTACCATGGTGTTACCGGCCTTTCGGCTGGGTGGGACCGGCAGGTTTTGGCGAGCACCCTTCGGGGTGTCTGGGCTTCGGCTCGGGCCTGCCGGTCACGTCATTCTGATCTTGAAATGGGGTCGCCCCCGGCTGGCTGCCGGGGGCGTTGTGTTGTTCTACTCCTGGTTGTCGACCAGCCACTCCATCGCTTCCACGATGGCCTCGGAGGCGGTCAGGAGGCAGAGCGTCGCTCCGGCGATGCGGTACGGCCGGGGGGTGACGACCTCCAGGCGGAGCAGGTCCTGCGCGCTGAGCCACGAGGCGCAGGCGGTCTGGATGTCCAGCCGCACGCCTTCGGGGAGCGGCTCGGAGTCCATGAGCTCCAGCGCCCGGACCATGCCGTCGACAGCTTCCTTCGGCTGGACCAGGCCCTCGGGGAGCCTGACCGGGATGGGCAGGTTCCGGAGGGTGGTGGCGATCTCGGCGTAGCTGACGGCGAGGTCCATCGCCAGCTGCTCGATGCTCTTGTCGTGTTCGTCGGCCATTGTCGGTCCTTTCGACCTGTGGGTGGTGGGTCCGGGTTGGCGGCCCGTTCCCGCTTACGTGTCTATTGTGGCACATTGGTGCACTGAAAGGCAACACTTCTGGGGAAGGAAACGGCCCTGATCCAGGACGCAGACCAGGGCCGTGACCAGCCGTTAAGCCAGACGCCAACCAGACAGGCGATCATCCGGACCAACCACGGCCGTCAGCGACCGCCCAGGCAGCTCCTCCAACGCCAGGCCGACAGCCGCAGCGATGTCCGCCGCCGGGTACCGGGCAGGCTCACTGCGCTCATCCGCCGGCGCATCGGCCACGATCTCGGCGTCGTCGCCGAACAGCAGCAGGACCTTGACCTTCACACGCTCGCTCATGGTGTTCATCCTCTCTCGGGTACGGATCATCAGTTGCAGGGGAAGTGCGAGGGCGGGAAGTGCCCGGCGCAGTTGGGGCAGTAGTCCAACGGCGGCTGCTCGTAGCCGAGGGCGGCGGCAAGGAGACGTCGGAGCATCACGATCACCCCCTCCCTCGTCCGTCAACGGGGTAGTGGACGTGGGGCCCGGAGAGGTCGTAGACGATCCGCCCATCGGTGCCGATGCGCACTACACGGAACCCCTCTCGGGGCTCGCCCCCCGAGCCGTTGTCGCTGTTGCCGTTGTCGCCTGACCTGCAACAACAACCGTCCCCGTGCGCGTCGGCTGCAGGGGAGGGGGCGGGCGGGATGTCGGCCTTGTGGACGCCTGGCCCATTCCCGGCCGAGGTCCGCACCGCCTTCCACGTGATGCCCTCGGCATCCAGGAGGCGCTTCACGACCTTGGTGTCGGGCACCTTCAGGTCGTCGCGCAGGCGGGTGAGGAGGACGCCGTTGTCGTCGCCGACGAGGCGCCGCAGGGCCTCGCCGACGTCCGGCGCCGGCGCCTTTTCGGGCTGCTCCCCCTCGCTACTGCGGCGCCTCAGGAGCCACGCGCGGGCCCGCTGCCATCCGACGGTGCCGAGGGCACCGACGACGACGTACGCCACGTACGGGAACGCGGCGAGCACGCCCCACAGCGCGAGGCCGGCCACGAGCGTCAGCACCAGGCGCGCGATCCTCTCGGCCCGCTCCCCCGGCTCGGCAGCCTCCGTCGCCTCCGAAACCTCCGGCTCGGGCTGTGCGGTGCTCATCCGAACGCCCCGTTGAAGCCGCTCCCGAGGAAGTTCACGGCCGAGCCAAGGGGGATGGCAGCGACACCGGCCACGTTCCCGGACAGGGCGACCGCGACCCCTGCGAAAGCCCCAGCGATGATCTTCCCGGTGGGGATGCGCTTGGCGAACTTGCACAGGGCGACCAGGACGACGGTCAGCAGCAGGACGACGACGTACCCGCCGGGAGTGAGGGCCATCTGACCGGCCCGTGTGACGTCGGGCGCGGTGCCGCCGACGCCCCAGACGAGACCGACGTAGCCGCCGACGTTGGCGGCCCAGAGGTTGAGCCAGACCGCCCAGCCGAGCGCGGAGGCGGAGCCGTAGGCGGCCAGGGCGGCAACCATGCCGTACAGCAGGGCGAGGACGAAGGGTACGAGGGCCGTCCAGCGGTGCTGCTCGGCGAACCACCAGCGGACGAGGAACCACAGGATGACGGCGACACCGACGGCAACGCCGCCGAGGTTGACGGTCATGTAGGGCATGGGTGTCCTTCAGCGGACGAGGGCCACGGCGAGCGCGGCGAGGGTGACGATGAAGGCGCACGTCCCGCTGATCTTGGGGACGTCGCTGGGGACCACAAGGGCCAGACCGACGAGCGCGAGCAGCGCGCACGCAGCACAGAACACGCCGAACAGGACGGCGGGCATGGCGGCGTGGTCAGGCGCTGAACGCAACGGGCGCGGGCGGCAGCTGCGCGAGGTGCGGCTCGTGCCGCTCGATCTCGGCGCGCAGGGTGCCGCGGATGATGCCGTCGGAGCAGTCGGGGAACCCTGCGTCGATGATCGCGGTGCGCATGGCCTTGGTGCCCGGGCGGAGACCCAGGTCGTACAGGGGCCGGATCGCTGCACACCGGGGGTCGTCGTACTTGATCGGCGCGCTGGGCTGCGGCGGGATCGATGCTTGGGCGACAGGCCGAGCAGTGATGGGCAGGAACCGCGCGCCCGCGGGCACGACCGGGTGCCGGGGCGCGGCCGGGAGCGCCTGCGCGGGCGGCTCAGCGGGTGCCGGCGGCGGCGTGACGGGGGCCGTCTCCTGCTGCTCCTTGGTGACGACGGGCGTCACGGCCTTCTCACGCACGGGCGTGGCGGCGAGGTGCAGCAGGTGACCCAGCACCAGCGGCGGGATGCACGAGACGGTGACGACCAGCCACACGGGCGGGCGCGGCTCAGCGGTCCAGTGGCCGGTCACGAACATGTGGCTGACGGGCTGCGCGGACATGGCCGCGGCGAGGGAGAGCCAGGCGCCGGCGACGGCGGAGAACTTGCCGGGGGCTCCCTTGGGGCGCTTCGTGGCGACGGCGGCCGCGATGCCGGCGTAGGCGGCGAGGACTCCGGCCATGCCCCAGGCGAGGGTGTCGTTCCATCCGGCGAGCTTGCCGAGGTGGTGTTCCCCGGGGGCGCACATGATCATGACCCAGGCGGCGACGACGGGTCGGCCGAAGTCGGTGAGGAGGTTCACCCAGCGGGGGGTCGGGGTGTCGTAGGTGGCGATGGGCGCACTAGGGTGCAGCTCAGCCATAGGAGGTCACTCTCCTGCGGTCAGAGCCCTGGCGGGAGTTGGAGTCTCCTTGCCGGGGCTCGCACTGTTTCGGAGGTGACGCCCTACGGGGGGCATCTGCCGTCCGTGACGGTACCGCGCTGGGCGCGGGTGGTGCTACGTGTTCAACGAGCGACGGGGGCTGACGGGCGTCATGCCCCGTGGTTCTCTGCGGACCCCCTGGCCATAGAATCGAACACATGGACGACTCGGGTTCGCGGCTCGCGCTGCTCCGCTTCCTGGAGCGCGTGCAGGAGCGTGACCTGGCGCGCACTCGCCGGTGGATCGCCGACGAGGAGTGCCGCGAGGCAGAGCGGCAGCGCGGCCAACGGGCCCGCCCGCCCGCTCCGGAGTGGCTGATCGAGCGCGGCCTTAACCGAAACAACCTGGTCGCAGTGCACAAGGGTGACTGCTGGGACCCAGGTAAGCGGGCAGTGGGCGCTTCAAGGGCCCAGGCGATTGAAGCGCTGCGCCAGCAGGTGCGGGCTTGCAGCAAGTGCCGCCCCGACACTGAGCTGGGCGTCCTGGATCCGTAGCGTCACAGGGTTATCCACAGGCCTCCGCAGGGTCCCGTGAATCGTCATACCTTGCTGCCCTTGTCGATCACGAGCACGGGGGTGCCTAGTGCCGTACAGGGTGGACCTGGCGATCCAGGCGGAGGATGCGCTGGCTGAGCTTCCCGAGGAGGGGCGCCACGAGGTCATGGAGTTGATCGCGACGGCCCTCGTCCGCCGGGAGACATGGCCGGCTCCCGGCGGCTGGGACGCTGCCTTCCTGTTCGGTCCGCGATCGTGGATCACTTTCGCGGCCTACCTGGACGGCATCGACGTGCTGCGCGTTGGGTGGGTGGGCTGAACTGGTGCCGCGCCTGCTGCGAGCGCGGCACCGAAGTGGGGCTCAGCCGTGGTGATGCCACCAGTAGATCGCGAGCGCTCCGACCCCGCTGAGGCTCGCCTTCACGCCGATGCGCACCAGCTCGTCCTCAGCGGTGTTGAGGAGACGCCGGAAGTGGTGCTTTGCCCCGCATTCCGCGAGGTGCCTGCTCATCAGGCGGTGCGTACGGGCCGCGCGGGCGGCCGCACGGCTGGTGGCTATCCGGCGGCGTGCCCGCTCAGTGCGGGCGATCTTGGGTGTAGGACGCTGACAGTGGCAGCGCCTACACTTCCGGTTGCTGGGAATTTCGACCTCCTTGTGGGTTGATCTTCCTGACTCTGTTGGCGGCCTCCTGCTCTCACCCAGGGGGCCGCCGCCGTTTCCGGCGACAGCCTTGACCGCGCGGACCATTCTGACGCACGGCACTGACAGCAGGTGCTTCTCGCTGTGGAGGCAAATGGTCGCTGTCGCTCAGCAGTTGAGGTCCAGCGCCGGTACGTTGACCGTGCGCTGGGCCTGAAGTGGCAGCAAGGTGCAGCAAGTCGAGCCTCTGCACCGCGTACAAGACTGTGCGACCCGCGCCCATGTTGAGCAGCCCCTCGTGCGGTCGCACGCATGTTTCACGTGAAACAGAGCTGCCTGGACAAGGTGCAGGTAGTTGCGCACAGAGCCGAACTTGCCGCGGACGACGTACATGCCCAACCCGGCGACCGCCTCGATCTCGGGCAGCACGTCGTCCTCCTTGTAGACGAGGATGGCCATCTCCGCGTCGTACTTCGGGTTCCCGCTGGGGGCCACGACCCCGGAAGTGCACGTCTCAGCTACTGAATTCGATGGAGCCCTTGAGGTCAATCGCCCGTCAGGCGACTTCTGCGGTGTGCTCGGTCCAGGTGCGGCCGCAGCCCGGGCTCGTGCAGCGCACGACCGGCGGCGCGCCGTCCCCGCCTTCGATGACCAGCTGGCCGCCGCACGGCTGAGGGCACGGGTGTGGCACGTCCTCGATGCGCCGTGCGTCACCAAGGGTCCGGCGTACGAGCTCGCTGGCCATTCGTGCGACCTCGACGATGGCTCCGCGCTCGCCGTCGTCGAGCGGTCGGCATGGGCCGGGCCGGGCGGCCAGCCGGGCGGCGAGCCAGGCCGCGGCCGCCGTAGTGCTGCGCTGCCCGGTGAACCGCCACCGGGCCGGATCGGCGGCGTCCTTCGCGGCAAGGAGCACGGCGGCCTTGTGCGCCTCGTCGCTCCATCCCTTCCCTGTCGGGGCGGTGACCGGCTCGCGCTGAATACGGGAGGCGAGCCAGTCTGCGGCGGTGACGAGTCCCGTCTCGACGGTCGTCATGACGTCCAGGACGTCGACGTCGACGGGTGCCGGTCGTGGCCCGGGCGCGTCGGGGTTGGTGTCGGCGCGCTCGTCGGCGAGCTCCTGGCGCTCCTCATCGGACATGAGGCGGCTGATGCCCATGGCGGGTGGCCAGCTGGTGGCGGCCCGGGTGCCGGCGCGTTCGTGGAGGGCGGGCCAGCGGTCGATGACGGTGTCGAGGTGGCCGACGGGGCAGGCGGGGTGCGGGTGGACCTCCTGGCCGCGCTCCTCGAAGCAGTGGCCGCAGGCGAGGAGGCGCGGCGGCCGGTAGGCGCAGTCGCCGGCGCAGGTGGTGCAGTGGCCTTTGCGGGTGTCGTGGTCGTCGCGGTGGTGGTTGCAGGCGCCGCAGACGGGCGGCGGGGTGGCGGTGGTGGTCATCGTGCGCTCCGTGTGCGTGGTGGGGCGTAGGGTGATCTCCACCTGAGGGGCGTGCCGGGGAGCTGGGGAGTTCGTGGGCACGCCCCTTCGTCGTTGGTCAGCGCGGGAACTTGCGCTTCGTGGAGGCCCAGATGCGGGCGATGATGATCGCGGTGACGCAGAAGACGACGATCGCGATGAACTCGGTGTCGTAGAAGATCCGCATGGTCACTGCTCCCTGTGCTGGGCGGGGTGCGGCTTCGGCAGGTCGCGCCAGCCGAAGGGGGACTCGCCGTCGCTGTCGATGTCGGGATGGTCGAGCTGGGCCAGGAGGTCCTCGGCCCGGGCCCGTTCGTGGGCCCACGCCACGGCGTCGTCCTCGGCCTGGGTGGCGCCGACGGGGACGTGACGGACACGGGCGGTGGAGTGGCCCAAGCACCAGCCCACGGCGATGCCGAAGGTGAAGGCGAGGACGGCGACGGAGTAGGCCTCGGTGGTCACAGCTGCCCACCACCGCTCGCTGCAATGAGCGCGGCCACGGCGATCCAGCCCTTGTGCCAGGCCTGATCCATCAGGTAGCCCGCGTGCGGGTCCCGCTGGAGCCAGCCTGCGTGCCCGGTGGCCGCGGCGAGCCGGACGACGCCCTGCGGCTTCTCGTCGCGCCAGTGCCCACCCTGTCGGTCGGCGACATAGTGCGTGGCGGCGGAGACAGCGAGTCCGAGGGCAGCGCGGCGCCAGGACAGGCGCATCCCGGTGGCGCGCTGGACGGCGTACAGGGCCGCGGCCTGGGTCGCGGTGTAGGTGATCACGTGCTCAGCGCAGGCGATGGCGCCATCGCGGGTCGGCTGACCCTTGTGGATGGCTTGGTCGTCGATCTGGACCCAGTGGTCGGCGACTTCGTGGGCGGCCGTGAGGGCTGCGTAGGCGGCGGCGAAGGGGGCGGCGGTCAACGAGGGCTCCTTCGGGTGACGTTACGGAGGGCGCGCCCTGCCCGGCCGAGGCCGAGCAGGGCAGCGCTGATGAGGCAGGCGCCGGCGATGGCGCCGCCGAGGATGTGGCAGATCACGCGGCTTCCTCGTAGTCGCGGCGGGTGCGGCGGGCGTACAGGCGGGCCCGGAGCCGGCTGCGGGCCCAGGACGGGCGGCCGAAGCCGCGCCACAGTGCGCGCAGGATCCAGCAGAGGACGGCGAGCACGGCGTGCAGAGCGAGGGCCGTGACGAGGCAGATGAGCACGAACCAGATGGCGAAGGCCCAGCCCAGGGTGCGGATGGTGTCGAAGGCCTCAGCGATCACGATTGCGCCCCGTCCCGCTGCTCGCGGTGGTCGGGGTTGGGGCACTGGTCGCAGGCCTCGCTGACGGTGCAGGTGCAGGGCGTCTCATCTGCGCTGACGGGTTGTGACGAGCCGTCAAGGGCGGTGCGCAGCTCGGAGGCGGCACCGCCGTACGCCCGGAGGACACCCCAACGGGAGGCCAGCTTGCGGGCCTGCTCGACAGACGTCTGCGCCCTGCGGAGGTCGCGGCGGGCGTCCTCCAGCTCGATGGCGGTGCGGGTGTACAGGCCGATGGCGTGCTGGGCGCGGCCTTCCCACGACAGCGGGAACGTCTCCGGGACCGTCATGACGGTGTCGAACACGTCCCGGGCCCACCGGGCGTCCCCGAGCGCGGTGTGTGCTGCCTCCTCGCTGGGCGGTTCGACGCCGACCGCGCGGGACAGGACGTGCGCGCGCCACGGGAGCGGGCCGGCCGCGTAGGCGCCGAGCTTCACGGCGGCGAGCTGGACGATGTCGTACGGGCGGTAGTGCCACTGGGAGTTGCCGGGGCCGAGGAGCTTGCGCAGGTGCCGTTCGTCGAAGCCGGGGTTGCTGCCGACGATCAGGGCGCCGGACAGGACGCTGACGATGGCGTCGACGGCCTCGCGCCGGGTCATCGGCGTGATGTGTCCGCTCTCGTGCGCGGTGAACGCGGCGCCGGAGGTGGGGGGCACCTTGTACCGCTCGTGGAAGCGGCCGATGCGCAGGGCTTCGGGGTCGGCGTTGGTGAGGACGGGGGCGAACTGCCAGCAGTACTCGGTGTCGGTGGTCTCGGCACCGTGCTGCTCGCGCAGGATGACGGCGACCTCCCAGGCCTCGCCGATCTCGGCGTCGAGGTGGGTGGTCTCGCAGTCCACGAAGGCGATGTTGGTCACGGGTGTCTGCTCCCGGTGTCGTGGTGGGATGGTGGGGCAGGCCGCCCCTGATTTGGGCAGGGGCGGCCTGCTGCGTGCGGTTAGCGGCACCAGCCGATGTGCCGGAACGTGGCTCCCTGCCGCTCCAGCTCGGCCTTCGAGTGGGCTGTCTCGTCGGCCCACACCAGGCGGAGGATGGCGTCGCTCTCGGGGCAGGTGCGGTACTCGGCGTACAGCAGGCCTTCGTCGTCGACGTAGACCGCGTCGTGGTCGTCGGACGGCCGGCTGTTGGACACGGCGGCGTCGTCGGCCCAGACGATGCGGGTGGCGCCCTGGTGGCCGTGGACGTGCTCGGCGTCGGCCAGGCGGTCCCAGTCCACGGTGGACGGTCGGTCGCCGCGCCAGCGGATGGTCACCGTGCCGTCGGGCCACAGCACGCCATCGGCTACCCGGCCGGTGCCGGACACGCCGGACACGTCGTGGTCACGCTGGAGGTGGAAGAGGCGGGGCTCAGGCACTGTGCGCCTCCAGCTCCGTCATGACGCCCGTCAGCGGGGCGCCGGCGAGCGCCAGGAGCCGGACGTGCTGCCGGATCCGCTGGTACTTCTGCTCCGTGCCGTGCCCGTCCCACTGCGCCCGCGGGTCGGTCCGGTCGACGACCGGCACGTGCCGGAACAGCGGGGCCAGCTCCCGGCCGACCGTCCAGGACATCTGCCAGCCGCCGGCCTCGATGTACAGGACCTGTGCGCCGCCCGGGTCCTCGTCGGAGGCCGGCGTGATGACGGCCGAGGCCGGGTGCAGCGCGGAGAGCCAGGCGAGCAGGTGCGCCATCTCGGAGTGGAGGGCGTAGGTGTCGCGGTGGGCTTCGGCGAGGGCCTCGACGGCACGCTCGCGGTCCTGGTCGTAGGAGTTGGCGTGGCGCTGCCACCGCGCGGTCTCGTCCTTCGCGGCCTGGAGATCGCGGGCGAGGACGGCAAGCGGGTCGGGGGCGGGT